TGCGCCACCATCAAGATTACTCAATCTAACTGACGTTGATTCAACATCTCAGACAGATGGTAATTTATTAATCTGGGATGCTACAAATAATAAATTCTTCATGAGTCGTACTCTCGATTCAACAGAGGGATACGAATTTACTGGTGGAACAAATTCAGTAGGAATAGTATCATTTTCGGGAAGCACTCAATCAGAATCAACTATAACTGGTGCAGTAATTGTTAGTGGTGGTTTTGCAGTAGGAAAGAATGTAAATTTTGCTGCCGGATTAAATGTTGTTGGTATTGCAACTTTCTCAAATGAACTTGATATTAATGCTGCTGTTGATATTTTAAGAGGATTAAATGTCTCCGGTATTACGAGTGTAGCATCCCTCAATATAGGTGCCACACAGGTAATTAGTAGTGGAAGAGAACTTCAAAATATTGTTTCTTTAGATGCTACCACCACAGCAACTATTGAAGCAGCAATTGAAGTCGCTCCAAATAAATTTACTGATTTAAAAATTACCGGTGTATCAACTTTCATTGGTATTGCAACATATGCCGCAGGACTTCAAGTCTTTTCCGGCGTATCAACATTTAATTGCTGCTGTTGACATTGATGCAGGATTAGATGTAGATGGACAGACTGACCTAGATGAACTTGTAGTTGCTGGCGTTTCAACTTTTAGCAATACAGTTGATATAAATGCTGGCGGTCAGGCAAATACATTCAAAGTAGAGGATCTTACAGATAATCGTGTAGTAATTGCTGGATCTGGCGGTGAGTTAGAAGATAGTGCTGATTTAACCTTTGATGGAACCACATTAGCAATTGATGCTATCATTGATTCTAATGATGCTACTCAATCATCGAGTTCTACAACTGGTTCTTTACAAGTAGCTGGTGGTGCTGGTATTGCCAAGAACCTCTTTGTTGGTGGTGGTGCTGAAGTAACAGGAATTTTGACTGTCACTGGAGCAGCAGACTTCAACGGTGCAGTTGACATTGACGGTCACACAGAACTTGATGAGGTAAATGTTTCGGGTGCATCAACATTCACTGGAGCAGCAGACTTCAATGGTGCAGTAGATATTGATGGTCATACTGAACTTGATGATGTAAATGTTGCTGGATTCAGTACATTTGTTGGATTTGCAACTTTCTCTGATTATGTCTTTGTTCAGGATGGTCTGAATGTTGCTGGTGTTGCGACCTTCAGTTCTCTCGTTGATGCCAACAATAGATTAGATGTTGTTGGTGGTGCCAATTTAGATCAATTAAATGTTGCTGGTGTATCTACACTTACAGGTAATGTAACATTTGTTGGAAGTATAAATCAACTTAATGTTACTGGAATTACTAGTGCTACACAATTAGATATTAGTACCGGCGGTATTGATGTTGATGGACAAACCGATTTAGATGAGTTAGTTGTTGCTGGCGTATCTACCTTTAGTGCTGCTGTTGATATTAATAGCACATTAGATGTTGATGGAGATACTCAAGTAGATGACCTCAATGTCGCTGGTGTTGCAACATTCTCATCACTTGTTGATGCAAACAATCGTCTTGATGTAGTCGGTGGTGCCAATCTAGATCAACTCAACGTTGCTGGTGTATCTACACTTACAGGTAATGTAACATTTGTTGGAAGTATAAATCAACTTAATGTTACTGGAATTACTAGTGCTACACAATTAGATGTTGGTACTGGTGGTATTGATGTTGATGGTCAATCAGATTTAGATGAACTGGTTGTTGCCGGTGTTTCTACGTTCTCAAATGCTGTTGATATTAATAGCACATTAGATGTTGATGGAGATACCCAGTTAGATGATCTAAATGTTGCCGGTGTCGCAACTTTCAGTTCTTTAATAGATGCCAATAATAGAATAGATGTTGTTGGTGGTGCAAATTTAGATCAATTAAATGTTGCCGGAGTATCAACCTTTGGTAATGTTTCTATTTTTAATGATGACGTAAGAATTACTGCCGGTGGATTGAATGTTGTTGGTGTTGCAACATTCTCTACTAATGTAAATGTTACAGGAACACTTGATGCCGGACTCATCGATGGAGGTACATACTGATGGCAAAACCAGCAAGCAGACAGGAATTAGTTGATTACTCACTGAGGCAGTTGGGAGCTCCAGTATTGGAAATCAATATAGATGATGATCAACTAGATGACTTAGTTGATGATGCTCTTCAATATTTTCAGGAACGTCATTTTGATGGTATTGAGAGAATGTATCTCAAATATAAACTTACTGAAGATGATATTAACAGAGGAACTGCTCAAGTTGGCGGAACTAATACTGTAGGTATTGTAACAACATCTGGAATCACTACCACAGTAAGTGGTATGACTACAACAACTAATTATTTTTACGAAAATTCTAATTTCCTTCAAGTTCCAGATTCAGTTATTGGAATTGAAAAGGTGTTTAGGTTTGATAGTAGCACTATATCAAACGGAATGTTTAATATTAAATATCAGTTATTCTTGAATGATATATATCAGTTCAATTCAATAGAACTTCTTCAATATTCAATGGTAAAAACTTATTTGGAAGATATTGAATTTTTACTAAGCACCGATAAGCAGATTAGATTTAACAAAAGACAAAATAGATTGTATTTGGATATTGATTGGAAATCAGAAAAAAAAGATACTTTTCTCATTCTTGATTGTTATAGAATTTTAGATCCCAACACATTTACTAATGTGTATAATGATAGTTTTTTGAAGAAATATTTAACTGCTCTTATAAAAAAACAGTGGGGACAAAATTTATTGAAATTTAGAGGTGCAAAACTTCCAGGTGGATTGGAACTTAATGGAAGAGAATTGTATGACGATGCTTTGAGAGAATTAGATGACATAAAGCAAAGAATGTCATCGGAATATGAACTACCACCTCTTGATTTAATCGGATAGTTATCATGGTATTAAATTCTTATTTTTTGCAAGGTAGTACTGGTGAGCAATCGCTCATGCAGGATTTGGTTAATGAGCACATACAAATTCATGGCATAGAGGTATACTACCTCCCAAGAAAAATATTTAAAACCGATAATATTATCAAAGAAATCCAATCATCAAAATTTGATGATAGTTTTCTTATAGAAGCATATTTAAATAATATTGATGGTTATGCGCCAGACAGCGACATAATGACAAAGTTTGGTTTAAGATTAAAAAATGAAGTAAATTTGACAATATCAAGAGAAAGATTTGAGGAATTTATTGCTCCCTTTCTAGAAGGAATTTCTTCTGGTATTAGAGAAGGTCAAATTACGGAATATACTTTTGGTGATTTAATTACAAGACCAAAAGAAGGGGATTTGATTTATTTTCCTCTTGGAGAAAGATTGTTTGAAATAAAAAGAGTAGAACATGAAAAACCATTTTATCAACTTGGCAAACTTTATACTTATGATTTGAGTTGTGAACTGTTTGAATATGAAAATGAGTTTATTGATACTAGTATTGCCGAAGTTGATAATCAACTGAAAGATGAAGGTTATATTACAACAATTGACCTTGTTGGAATTGGCAAAACTGCACAGGCAACTGTTGGAGTATCAAGTGGTCGTGTTACTGAGATATTCTTAAATAATGATGGTTCTGGATTTACTTCAGCACCAACAATTACTTTCTCGGATGCACCAAATGGTGGACATAGAGCATCTGCGGTTGCCATTACAACTCAGAGAGCTAATGTCACTTCAATCTTTAGACTTGAAATGACAAATGCTGGTGCTGGATATACAGTAGCACCAATCATTACAATTGCTGGTGGTGGGGGTTCTGGTGCTGCTGCAACATGCTCTATCTCTACTACTTTTGGTGTTCAGCAAGTTGTTGTTGGTGTTGCCGGAACTGGATACTCATTTGCTCCAAATGTTAGTGTTGCCACTCCTCCATCAGGAATCAACACTGCTGTTCTTAATCCAATATTCACATCTTCTGCTGGTGCTGGTGCCGGAATTAATACAGTAAGAATCCTAAACTCTGGTATTGGATATACATCCGGTCCAATAAGTCTTGAGTTCTCTGGACCTACTTCTGGTATTGGAACTTTCTACTATAACGAAACGGTCACGGGTCAAAGTTCTGGAGTTACTGCTATTGTTAAAGACTTTGATTCTGGTGTTCAAGTTTCTACTGCAGGAACCATAACAGTTATTGGAGAAACCAAACTGAGAGTATCACTCAATACGGGAGAGTTCTTTGAAGGTGAAACTATCGTTGGATCTATATCAACTGCTACATATACTATAAAGACTCATGATCTTGATAGTCATGATCAACCTTCTGATTCCAATGAAGAAATTGAATTGGAAGCAGATTCATTATTAGATTTTAGTGAAAGTAATCCCTTCGGAGAATATTAATGTTAGGAACTTATTATTACCATGAAATAATACGAAAGACAATTATTTCTTTCGGAACTTTGTTTAATAACATTAATATCAAGCACAAAAAATCTGATGGAACGATTCTTGATGATATTAAGGTTGGTTTGGCATATGGACCACAACAAAAGTATTTGGCAAAAATTCAAGAACAGGCAGAGTTATCAAAATCAATTGCCATAACTTTACCAAGAATGTCATTTGAGATGACAAATATTCAATATGATCCTACAAGAAAATCGGGAATAACACAAACATTCAAGGCATCAGACGGAACAAATTTGAAAAAAGTTTTTATGCCTGTTCCTTATAATATTGGATTTGAGTTAAGTATTTTTAGTAAATTGAATGATGATGCTTTGCAAATTATTGAACAGATACTTCCATTTTTTCAACCATCATTTAATTTAACAGTAGATCTAATAAGTTCTATTGGAGAAAAAAGAGACATCCCCATAGTTCTAGAAAATATTTCTTTCCAAGATGATTATGAAGGATCTTTTGAGAGTAGAAGAGCATTAATATACACTTTAAGTTTCACTGCAAAAACTTATTTGTTTGGTCCGGTTGCCGAAAGCACAGAAGGACTCATCAAAAAAGTTATTGTCGATCAACATTCTGGCACAAATACTCAAACTGCAAAACGCGAAGTCAGATATACACTTACTCCAGATCCATCGGATGCAGGACCAAATGATGATTTTGGTTTCTCTGAAACTTGGACAGATTATGGCGATTCAAAAGACCTCAGTCCTACAAGACAAATAGATTTGTAATTTGATATGAAAAATAACTATGACGATTTGGATGAAGCACTTAATGTTGAGAGCAGCATTGTTGAGGTTGATAAAACACCCAAATCTCTTGATGTTGCTGCTCCAAAATCTGCATCAAAACCAGAGGATATTAAAAAAGATTATGATTATACCAGAGCAAATTTATATTCTTTGATTGAAAAAGGTCAGGAAACTTTAAATGGTATAATGGAACTTGCCAGCGAAGGTGGAAGTCCTAGAGCATACGAAGTTGCAGGTCAACTTATTAAATCAGTTGCTGATACGACTGATAAATTAATGGACCTTCAGAAAAAGGTAAAAGAGGTAGATGAAGAATCAGTAAGTAAAACCAGCAGTGTCACAAACAATGCAGTGTTTATTGGTTCTACATCAGACTTATCAAAAATGTTAAAGAAAGGGTTTTTAGATAGTAATTCCGAAAAATAGTTTTGTATTTAAATTATGACTGATAGTGTATACTTAGGTAATCCCAACCTAAAAAAAGCAAATACGCCGATTGAATTTAGTGAAGAACAAATCATTGAATTTCTTAAGTGTAAAGAAGATCCCGTATATTTTGCAAATAATTATATAAAAATTATTTCTCTGGATGAAGGATTGACACAGTTCCATCCATATCACTTTCAGAAAAAATTAATTAATAATTTTCATAACAACAGATTTAATATCTGTAAGATGCCACGACAGACTGGTAAATCTACAACTGTTATTTCATATCTTCTTCATTATCTTATTTTCAATGATAGTGTCAATATTGGTATTCTTGCAAACAAAGCAGCAACTGCCAGAGAACTTTTAGCAAGACTTGCAACAGCATATGAGAATCTTCCTAAGTGGATGCAGCAGGGTGTATTAGTTTGGAACAAAGGTAATATTGAATTAGAAAACGGAAGTAAAATTTTAGCAGCATCTACATCTGCAAGTGCTGTCCGAGGAATGTCATTTAACATTTTGTTTCTTGACGAATTTGCATTCGTTCCAAACCATGTTGCAGACTCGTTCTTTGCCTCTGTTTATCCTACTATTACTTCTGGTAAAAACACCAAGGTAATTATCGTATCTACACCACATGGTATGAATCACTTCTACCGTATGTGGCACGATGCTGAGAGGGGCAAGAACGAATATATACCGACTGATGTCCATTGGAGTGAAGTTCCCGGCAGAGACGCTCAGTGGAAGGATACTACGATTGCAAACACATCTGAACAACAGTTTAAGGTTGAGTTTGAATGTGAATTCTTAGGTTCTGTTAATACATTAATTAATCCATCAAAACTTAGAAACCTTGTATATGAAGATCCGATAAAAAGAAATGCTGGTCTTGATATCTATGAGAATCCAATAAAGGAACATAATTATATAATGACTGTTGATGTCGCAAGAGGACTCGGAAATGATTACTCTGCATTTATAGTTTTTGATACAACAGAATTTCCATATAAAGCTATTGCCAAATACAGAAACAACGAAATAAAACCGATGTTGTTTCCAAATATTATTCTTGATGTTGCTAAAGCATATAATCAAGCATACTTAATGATAGAAGTAAATGACATCGGAGATCAGGTTGCAAGTATTCTTCAATACGATTTAGAATATCAAAATATTTTAATGGCTTCTATGAGAGGAAGAAATGGTCAGATTGTCGGACAGGGATTTTCTGGAAAGAAAACTCAACTTGGTGTAAGAATGACTGCCGCAGTTAAAAAATTGGGGTGCTCTAATTTAAAGACACTTTTAGAGGATGATAAGTTACTTACAGTAGATTATGATATTATTTCAGAACTAACTACATTCTCTCAAAAACATAATTCTTTTGAAGCAGAGGAAGGATGTAATGATGACCTTGCAATGTGCCTTGTTATTTTCTCTTGGTTAGTGCAGCAAGAATATTTTAAAGAAATGACTGATCAGGATGTAAGAAAAAGATTGTATGAAGATCAAAGAGACCAAATAGAACAGGACATGGCCCCATTTGGATTTATATCTGATGGACTTGATGATGGCGAGAGTTTTGTAGATAATAATGGAGATCGTTGGCACACTGATGAATATGGCGATAAATCATATATGTGGGATTATATGTGATGGACTTTGATGACCAACTAGAACTTGAACATCTTCTTTTTTATGAAAGAAAGTGTAGAGTTTGTGGTCAGAAGAAAGATTTGATGGAAGGTTTTTATTTGATAAGAAAGGGTAGAGGAACTTTGCCATCGGCATATTCTTATGAATGTAAGGAATGTACGAAAAATAGAATATTGAAAAAAAGAAAAGATAAAGGTTTAAAAAGTGTGTGGGAATATCCAGATTGGTAGTGTTCATGCATTGTTTCCCCAATGAAAATACCCGTTTTAATAAATATTTTTAGAATAAACTAGGACTGAGAGAGGAACTTAAGATGCCGCTAAATTTAGCATCTCCCGGTATTGTCGTAAGAGAAGTAGACCTTACTCAAGGAAGAATTGACTCTTCAACTAATAAGACAGGCGGAATGGTTGGTGCTTTTGCACAGGGACCAGTAGAATTGCCAACCCTTGTCGGAAATGAAAATGATTTACTGAATAATTTTGGTCAACCATATGGTTCCGATAAGCAATATGAAACCTGGATGGTTGCTTCATCATTCCTAGCATATGGTGGATCATTAAGAGTTGTAAGAGCAGATGACGACGATCTGAAGAATGCTGTAGATAGTAGTAATAGTACTACAAGCATTAAAATTAAAAGTACAAATCATTATGAAGAATTAGGTTATGACGAGAATGTCGTTCCTAATGTAATTGTCACTGGCAAAAATCCCGGTTCTTGGGCAAACGGAATTAGAGTTGCCATTCTTGATTGTAAGGCAGATCAAATCCTGGAACTTCCTGCTACAGGAATTGCCACGGTAGGATTTGGTGTAACGCAGGCAATTGACAGCATTCTTCCTGGTGTTGGTGCAGGAACAACCCTTGACGGAGTTCTGAAAGGAATCATTACTCAA